AAATTCGTATACTACTTCTTTTGCTTCGTTTGTCATTTCCGAATCTCCTTTGCTACTGACTCATACTCCACTACATCAAGCAGCTTGTCAAGACTTTCCTGGACCCCTTTGATCATATCCTTCACTTCATCCACATCTTGCTTGGCCTCAACGAGGTAGTAAAAAAGGTTCTCAATCTTCTGCTGCTTAGTCACTTCCTCATATTCACGGGTGTGGTTGGTGTTAATACCAGTTTCAATGTCCCGCTTGGCAGTCTCTGCCTTGATGATAACATCGCGTGTATCTTCCATGATGTCTTGGATGTCTTTGATAAGGTTTTCCATGGTCTATCTCCTTAGTGATTCTTTGCCTTAGAACTGGTATAACTGACTACCGAAAAACTGTCAAACTGAAAATGGTCAGAAACGTAGTCCAAAATAGCCCACAGTTCTACTGCGTCCCTAGATATGTCACCCCACACCCATGTCACAGGGATGCCCATGATCGTTACGGTGTGCTCCTGACCGTCTTTGGTGACTACATCTACTGTAGCTTCCAGTACGTGCTCTGAATACCCACTCATGCCTTATCCTCCCAACGATTCTTGTTCATCTGACTGACTTTTGCACCTCTGAACTCTTTATAAGCCTTTGCAGTATCTTCACTGATGTAGTAAACAATATACCCACAAGGAAGTTTAGCTTTATATTCTAGGCCGCAGAGGTGGATTAAGTTATCTTCAAACATACTGTTTTCTCCTCCTGTTGACTTACATATAAGGTATTCACCTGGATATTGCAAGGGTTTATTTCCTGTCCCTGCTCATTTCCCTCGGTACCCCCTGCTCATTTCCCTCGTGGGGTGGCCTATGGGTGCTCATTTCCCTCGTGGGGGGGTGCTCATTTCCCTCGTGGGGGGGTGCTCATTTCCCTCGTGGGGGTCCATGCTGCACCGCAGAAACCTGTTCCCGATTCGTTCCAACCCTGATTCTCAGCGAATCTATAGGATACCACAACGAATCGGGTTCTGTCAATAGCGAATCCTGTCAATAGTAAAGATTTATTTTTATGGGTTGACTCGCTTTTTGCTTTACTTTCCAGGCGAATCATATGCGTGACAATCCTGCAACGATTCGCATTAATGTTTTACTTGACATAGAATCTCCTTTACGCGAATCACTAAACATGACTCACGAATCACTACGAATCAAGTATGCCGATTCGCCAGCCTTCTTCTAACACACAAATCTATGTAAGAATCAAGTCATAGCTGCTATGCGCCCAGCGCAACGGTCCAAAGGACCCTAGGACAGTTTAATGATTAAACTAATAGAACGGATTCTCCCGCCTACTCTCTTGTGGGATTGTAAACCCGGATCACATATAGAATAGCACGATTCGCATAGTCACGTCAATAGAGAACATCCACCAGAACAAGTAGAGAACGGATGCGGAACCTGTTTTTTAGGGTGTTAGGGTGTACTAAATCAGAGTCGGGCTTGTACGGGGCTTATATGACGTCCCATGGCCTATTGACACGTCCTGGCCCATTGTGCTATGCGCGCCCGCCCGATTCCTTTAATATAGGTTTTATTAAATATGCGATTCTATGAAATAGGTGTTGCATGGGTGTTAGGTGTTAGGTATGTTGATTCTAGGCAAACAAGGAACGAAACAATGAACAAGTTACAAACAATTATCGCCAAGATTGAGAAATCTAGAAACGTATCACTTGCACCCGTTAACAAGGAGTCAGCACAATGACCAATAAATCTTTTATCATATATCAAGGCCCTAGCTTGATTGACGGCAAGCCTATTGTTGCTATTGCACAGGTACAATCTGGCAATCGTAAAACTGGCAACATGGTGCAAACGTGGATTCTTAGGTCCGATATTGACCCTATCAGCGCAAGTAGAACGGGGGAAGATGTTAGTATCTGTGGCGATTGTCCCCATAAAGGAACGCCAAGCGATAAAGATAAAGGGTGGGCAAAAGATAGGACATGTTATGTGAATTTGCTTTTCGCCCCTAATGGAATCTATAAAGCATACAAGCGTGGTTCCTATCCTATTGCTGCAGGCCATGATGCAATCCGCGCTATCGGGCTTGGCATGGGTGTCCGGCTTGGGTCTTATGGTGATCCCATGGCGGTTCCTAGTTATGTTTGGGAAAGCCTTACATCCTCTGCAGAATATGTGACGGCTTACACCCATGGGGCTAACACCCTTCCCCATATGGTTATGACCAGCGCGGACTCAGAAGAACAAGCGGAATCTGCATGGGATAAAGGAGAGCGTACGTTTAGAGTGATAGACCACGTCGACAGCGTGATTAAAGGGAAAGAGATTCTATGTCCTGCTAGTGAAGAAGCGGGTGCTAGAACAACCTGCGCACAATGCAAACTCTGCGGCGGTAATAGTATCAAGGCAAAGAGCGTGGCAATTGTTGCCCATGGTGCAAGCAAGAATAAAGCCAAGGAGTTGGTCAAGTGAATAACCTAAACAATGAAAAGTATGTCGTTAGCCTTTATGACTATACCGGAGAGGCGCTGCGCCCATGGGCAGAAAGAGGTTTTCAATGTATTGCATTCGACATCCAGCATGGAGAAGATCCTACTGTTGAGAGCTTTGAATCAGGTGGCAAGATTGTCTACTTAAATGCTGATTTGCATACATGGTCCGGATTTGGTCGCGTGGAATACCTTTTGAGCGGACTAGATATTGTGTTTGGGATGGCCTTCCCCGTTTGCACCGATCTAGCAGTATCAGGCGCAACTCATTTCAAGGCAAAGGCAAAGGCCGATCCTGATTTTCAAACTAGGGCGGTTCAACACGCAAAGAATGCTGCGGATTTTCTCAACCGTTTAGGTTGCGCGTGGTTTATTGAAAACCCTATCAGCGTTCTGGCTACCCAATGGCGCAAGCCCGACTACCGCTTTGATCCATTTGAATATGGGGGATACATTCCCGCAGATAAAGGTGACCACCCTACGTGGCCAGAGTACATCGCACCATTTGACGCCTATCCTAAGCGCACATGCCTGTGGACTGGCAATGGGTTTGTTATGCCTGCCACTAAGCCTGTAGAGGTTCAGAAAGGCTATGCCAAGCAACACCTTAAGCTCGGTGGCAAGTCAGCTAAAACCAAGAATATTCGTTCTGCTACACCAAGAGGTTTTGCGATTGCTATATGTGAATCAAATGGAGGTTCAGTATAATGAAGTACATCATTCAGGATATTGTGGCGCTATTGGCCTTGTTTGTATGTATCGCTGGCGTTATGCTGATTGTATCAACTATCTAATAAGGAATAGACCATGATTAAGACATTTGCTTTTATTCTATACGTAGTTAATCCAACAGGTGAATATTCGTCTTTTGTTATTGATTACAATCTAACTGAATCGGATTGCATGGAATTGCATGAATCTTGGGGACCAACACTAGGTGAATACTCGACAGTGTTTTGTTTTGAATCTACCGCAGAAGGAACAAGTTAATGGATAGGGTTTATATAGTGATCAGTGGTGTGGAGATTGAGGTCGATCTGGATCTATTGGATGCCCACTCTATGCATCTTGGCGTTATGCTAGGCGGCCCATTGCAAGGCTATGAGGTAAGGCTTTCACAGTATGACGTATCAGAGGCAATAGGACGCCCATAGGACGCTATCTAAGCCATCACCCTAACCAACTAAGGCTTTGCCTTTCTACCCCACACCGAGCGTTCCCGTGGTCACCTATGGGGCGCTTTAGTTGATTCATTTTGTTAGTTTTATGCCATGGACTCATAGTGTTATAGTGTAACATTAAATTAGGCATGGGGCTAACATGGGCGGTATTGGTTACAATGGTAACTATCTTATGTTGCTGGCGAATCGCCTCTCTATGTCAATGTTTTTATTGGGGAATTTCATTTGTCCTTGTCAAGTGTGATACTTATGTCACACCTTGGGTATTACTATTGACACTACATCTATGGTGATTCGCATCGGGGTTGACACAAGATCTGGTATGATTCTATGGTCATCACGAATTGTTACATATGGTCCAGGAATGTAACATATCGTGATCATGGGGTTGACATTAGGGTCCCCCCAGGTTATAATGCGAATCGGGCAGGGGGTGCCTTTACAAGGTACAAATCCAAAACAAAAGAAATCCTGTAGAATAAAAAAAAGAAATTTCACTAGATAGACTACCCACTATGTTACAACGCTAGATTGAATGTGTAATACCCCTTACACCAAAGTAGGTCTTTTTGTGATCACAAATACACTTTTGGACTACTGCAGATACAAACTTTCTTTTGTTAGATTCCAGTGTGTTAGACGATTATTACAAAACTGACACAAAAAACAGGTTGTGCGGTGCTAAAAAACATGTGTAATGTAAAGTAAGAGAGAGATACATACATATGTATTACTTAAGATACTAACCATACTTAGTAATACTATGAATTATCAATACTTATGTTATAACATATGTTATGGACAGTATTGATTATAACTATGATGTATTATAGCTTATGTAATACATATGTAGTGTGTATTCCCCAGAATCCTGTGTACCCCATATTATAGCTAGTATTCTTTTCTTTGTAGTATTATTCATAATGGATTAAATCCAGGGGGTAGAAACCTAAGTACCCCTAGAGTAATACTTCATAGGATAGATTACTGTCTTGTGGTAGTAGTATTACCTCGTAATCAGTACCAAAGTATCAATGCAGAATTTTCTGCAATGGTTCCATACTGAAGAAGTCTTCCTAGTAGTATATATAAGAGATCCCCCCAAATGGCTAGTTCAAATCACCCAGATACCCTTGGGTATAATTCTGAGATAGGTAAACGTGTGTACTCCATGAAGCGTAGTGGTGTGCCTGTACGTGCTATCTTTGCTGAGATCCAATCTTACCAGAATGCCCCAAAGTCCATGCGTGACTTTTACAAGTATTATCGTTTGGATATGGAGAGGGCAGTAGCACTAACTGCTGAGACTATTGGTGGTAGTGTAGTAGACCAAGCTATTCATGGTGATCCCGAAGCACCTAATACTTGGAAGGCTAGAGAGTTCTATCTCCGTACACAGGCTGATTGGTCCCCTAAGACTATTGAAGAGACTAGGGAGATTGGTACAGATGATGAAGAAGAAGAGTCAGCAGTAAATGCCCTTCTGAAAGCCTTGGGGAAAGATGTAGAAGATGAGTAAAACGATTAGTAGTTTTAACCCCTCTGGTAAGGATGAAGTAACAAATATTAAGATCCTTACTGATGCTATCATTCATTACATCGAACTTAATGTACCAGACAACAGGGAAAGAAGTATAGCTATTACGAATTACGAGCAAGCTGCTATGTGGGCAGTAAAAGCTAACTTTACCACTAAGGACAATACCTAATAATTAACTTGTATCCAACTTCTTGTAAAGAGAAACTTTAATGACAGCCTTTAATGCTCAGACCCTACGTGATCTACCCGATGATGTAGCAGCAAAGGCACTAAGCAACCTTTCAGCAGCTCAGATAGATGAACTCCATCATACATATGAGTTTTGGGCTAGACCTAATCAGATTGAACCTAAAGGTGATCATAACATATGGTTCCTTAATTGTGGTCGAGGCTTTGGTAAGACTTGGACAGGTGCTCAGTGGGTACGACAGAAGGTAAAGGAAGGCCATAAGCGTATTGCTTGTGTTGCAGCTACTAACTCTGACATTGAACGTGTTATGGTTAAGGGTGAAAGTGGTTTCCTTAATCTTTGTTGGAAGGGTGATAAAACACTAAAAGGTAAACCTATGGGGTTTCCTGAGTGGTCACCTACTAAGCGTACCCTTACTTGGGAGAATGGTGCTAAGGTAGAGTTCTATTCTGCAGAGGAACCTGAGCGTCTTCGAGGTCCCCAGTTTAGTGCAGCATGGTGTGATGAATTAGCTGCATGGAATAAAGACCAAGATACATGGGATATGTTGCAGTTTTGTCTTCGTTTGGGTAAACATCCTAAGGTTTGTGTCACAACTACCCCAAAAAGTACATCTTTGGTCAGGAAGCTAGTAAAAGACCCAAAAACAGTCATTACAGTGGGTTCTACCTTCGATAATGAGGCTAACCTAGCTGATACCTACCTTACTGCTGTAAGAGCGCAATATGAGGGTACTAGGCTGGGTCGTCAGGAACTTTACGCTGAGATTCTCACAGAAAACGAAGGTGCTCTCTGGACTGCTGACATGATTGATAATTGTCAGGTATCTAGGGACGATGTACCCCCTCTTATCAGGGTTGTAGTAGCCGTAGACCCCGCTGTGTCCTCTAATGTAGAGAGTGACCACACAGGCATCATGGTAGCTGGTATATGTGAGAAGGGTATGGCCTATGTACTAGGTGATTATACCATGAAGGACTTGCCTGAAAGATGGGCTAGTAAGGTTGTATCTCTTTACCAAGACTTCGAATGCTCCAGGATTGTATACGAGAGCAACCAAGGTAAAGACCTAATCAAATCCCTATTTAAAACCATTGATGAAAACCTCCCACTAAAGGGTGTACACGCAAGTAGTGCTAAGATCGCCAGAGCGGAGCCTGTGAGTGCCTTGTATGAACAAGGTAAGGTTTACCACGTCAGGAACCCTAAAGACCCTGAGGCGTCCCTTACAGAGCTAGAAACCCAGATGTGTACCTATGAACCAATGGGTAAACACAAATCCCCTGATAGATACGATGCCTTGGTATGGGCTATTACTGATTTGATGCTACAGGGCTACGCTAAACCTCAACTGAAACTTGTTTATTCTAACTCCAAGGGTCTTAGGTGATCCTGCATTATCCCCAAACAACTCTAGGAAAATCAAATGACCCTCTCAGAATCCCAAGGTAAAAAGATCATAGGGGTCTCAGGAACAAGCACTAGGAACGGAACACTTAAGGCAGACGAACTACAGGCAGAACTACGAGGAAAGCGGGCTATCCGCAAGTACCGTGAGATGCGAGACAATGATGCCACTATTGGCGCGTCTTTGTATGCTGTAGAACAGATGCTACGGGATGTCCCCTTTACTATTCAACCTGTTGATGATTCCGAAGAGGCTATTAATATGGCTAGCTTCGTAGAGAGTGTCTTGGAGGATATGGACCACTCCTTGGATGATCATATCTCAGAGGCTATTTCCTATTTGACTTTTGGGTTTGCTGCATTTGAGGTAGTATACAAGCGTAGGGTTGGCCCTTACCAGACTAATCCTAAGAAGTGTAGTAAACACACAGATGGGTATATCGGTATCCGTAAGTTGGCTTCTCGTGCTCAGTGGACTATTAACCGCTTTGAGATTGAAGAGCAGTCTGGTGATACACTAGGGTTCTATCAGGATGTAACTGCGGGTTTAGGTAGTAACTACATCCCAATGAATAAGGCCATTCTGTACCGTACTACTACAATCAATGGTGATCCTTCTGGTCGTAGTATTCTACGTA